GAATCAAATAAAAGAACTAATCTTTAAAGAATTAAGAGTAGATATTACTGAACAAAGCAGGAAGCGAGAAATAATAGAAGCACGTGCATTATACTTCTACTTGGTAAAAAAACTATATAAGAAAAGAAGCTTACAATCTATAGCATCAGACTTTGAAATGAACCACGCTACAGTAGTACATTCATTAAAGAACTTTTCAGTATATGAAACATACAATCCAAAGATATTAGACTGCAAGAATTTAATATTAAAACTACTGGGTGGTGAAGTAGAACAAGAATTATCACAAGAAGACATATTTAAAAAGAAGCTGCACGATTTAGAAAAGCAATTGAATCAACCAAGATACGAATTCAAAATAATAGAAAACCTAAACAACCTATTAGAAGCTACTAAAGGAACAGAACAACACGAGTTAATTACTTTAAGATTAGAAGCATTCTATTCAATGAATAAAAACATACGTTTATGAAGTATTTAGTTATAATTGCACTATATGAACTAATAAGGTCAAAACTAATTTGGCTATGGTATTACTTAATTAATAAAGGCAAATGAAAATAACAGAAATAATAGAAATTTTAAGAAGAGATAATACATCTTACTTATGGGATTTACCTAAACCTAAATGGGATGAAATAGATTACTACAATTTAAACCAGATCAAACAAGGTAACGATTACAAAAACAAAAAGAAAGTACTTGACTTTGTAGAACTATCTGATAAGAGTTTAAAGATGCAGAAAGAACAATCACATAGAATGAAACCTATAAGAAGAAAATCAGATGGTAAAGTATTTAGTGGAATGATTCAACTATGTAGGGAAACAGGAATCAATCGTTCTTCATTATCTTTAGCTTTAAATAACAGACCAAATGGATTGCAGAAATACAAAGATGAATACGAGTTTATTTAAACAACTATAACAATTATTTATTATCATTCTGAATAAACAAATTATTTCAAATGGAAAATAAAAGTAAAGCAGGTGGCAAACGTGAAGGTGCAGGTAGAAAACCAAAAGCAGAAGAAATCGCTTTGATAGAAAAACTATCACCATTAGAACCATTAGCATTTGCTGCATTAGAAAAAGGATTAGAAAAGGGTGACTTCAAATTCACTCAACTATTCTACAACTACTACGCAGGTAAACCAAGGGAAACAAAAGATGTAACCCTAACAACTGAACAGCCTATATTCGATTTAAACGATTTAGGTGACTTGTAATAAACGATAATGGAATTTATAGTAACTACTGCACTAAAGAAGTTATTAAGGCTACAGAAAAGGATAAAGGTAGTTAGAGGTGGTACATCTGCTTCTAAAACCTTTTCCATTTTGCCTATACTAATAGATAGAGCAATTAAGACACCTAATTTAGAAATAAGTGTAGTATCTGAATCCATACCACATTTAAGAAGAGGTGCGTTAAAAGACTTCTTGAAGATAATGATGGCTCTTGGTAGATACAATGACAACCAATTTAACAAGTCAACACTTAAATACACATTTGGAAATGGTGCTTATATAGAATTCTTTTCTGTAGACCAACCTGATAAATTACGTGGAGCAAGAAGAAATGTTTTATATGTTAACGAATGTAACAATGTAGACTTTGATTCTTATTATCAATTAGCTATTAGAACAAGTGGAGAGATCTGGTTAGACTACAACCCTTCAAGTTTATTTTGGGTAGATAGGGAAATAATAAACCAAGATGATGTAGATTTCATTACACTAACCTATTTAGATAATGAAGCGTTGCCTGAAACGATTGTAAAAGAAATTGAATCAGCAAAGGTTAAAGCAAAAACTTCTGCATATTGGGCTAATTGGTGGCAAGTATACGGATTAGGTTTAACAGGTTCTTTAGAAGGTGTATGTATTCCTGATTGGCAAGAGATTAACTTACCTACAGAAGCAAGGCTATTATGTTATGGAATGGATTGGGGCTACTCAAATGACCCTACATCATTAATAGCAATGTACAAATACAACGATGCTTATATATTTGATGAATTGATTTACCAAAAAGGATTGCTGAATTCAGATATTAGTGACTTGCTTAAAACAAATGGAGTACAAGACATAATTTATGCTGATAGTGCAGAGCCTAAATCAATAGCTGAATTAAATAGTTATGGTCACAATGTGTTACCAGTTAGCAAAGGTAGAGATAGTATCGTATATGGCTTGAATTTAATCAATCAGAATAAAGTTTACGTTACATCAAGAAGCAAGAATCTAATCAATGAATTGCGAAATTACATTTGGATGACTGATAAACAAGGTAATAAATTAAACAAACCTATTGATGCATACAATCACGCTATAGATGCAATGCGTTACGCTATGACATCACAATTAGAAAACCCAAACAAAGGAACTTACTACGTTTATTAGATGACATACGCACAGATAATAGCCACAATACAATGCTACATTCATCACGTTAAAGGGATTGAAGTACCAATTAACCTACCAAGAAACATTGGTGAGATAAAGAAGATGCAGAAGATGTATATGGTAGCTGAAGAATATTTAAGGGTATAGCATTAAAATAAAAAAATATTTTAAGGTTATATAATTAAATTTTATATATTTGCTGTAACATTAAACAAATAAGAAATGGAATACTACGACTATCAAAACGAATACCCTGAAAATGAATGTAGGTATTGCGGTGAACCTTGTGAAAAAACATATTGTGATAAGCAATGTGAACGAGCAGATGAAGATTAAATAACTTTATAAAAAGTGAACCCACGCTTATTGGTGGTATTAAATGGTAATTCTTATTCCTACTATTTATAAAGTTAAAATTAAGTTGGTTAAAGAGGTGGTCAGAAATGACTACCTTTTTTTATGCCTTTAATACAATAATGTAAAATGTTTATTTATAACTAAAACAAATACGAATGAAAATAGAATTAACAATTCCAACAACGCTAAACGATATTAAACTTGCCCAGTATCAAAAGTTTTTATCCATAGCAAAAGACAATGAAGAAAGTGAATTTTTGCAGCAGAAGATGGTGCAAATATTTTGTGGTATAGATTTAAAAGATGTAGCACAAATTAGATATAAGGATGTAGCAGAAATTACTGCAAACATTAATAATCTATTCACTAAAGAAAATAAGTTAATACAACGCTTTAAAATGGGTGGTGTAGAGTTTGGATTCATACCTAACCTTGATGAAATGTCTACAGGTGAATATATGGATCTGGATAATTATATTACAGATTGGGACACTATGCATAATGCAATGGCTGTATTATATAGACCAATTACAAATAAGATAGGTGACAAATACCAAATAGAAGAATACAAAGGTTCTATAACGTATGCTGATGTAATGAGACACGCACCATTAGATGTAGTATTAGGTGCTATGGTTTTTTTTTACAATTTAGGGAACGACTTATTGAAAAGTACGATAGACTATTTGGAGAACAACAAGGAAGTGCAGAGTATTCTGAACAAGCACAATTTGGAAAACGTTGGGGATGGTATTCAAGTATCTATGCTCTTGCTCAAGGAGACGTTAGAAGATTTGATGAAGTTTCCAAGCTTCCAATCACACAAAGTTTAACTTGGTTGACCTTTGAAAAAGAGAAAACAGAAATAGAAATGAAATTAATAAATAAGAATAAATAATGAAAGGATTTTACGAAATAAGCCAAGCAATTAAAAACCAACTGGATGATGATGCTTTTGTAAATACTGTTACCATTGGTGATATATTCAAGATTGACTTAAACAAGCAAACCATATTTCCTTTGTCACATATAATGATTAATTCAGCAAACTATAATGGTAAGACTTTCAATTATAACGTTTCTGTTTTATGTATGGATATAGTAGATGAATCAAAAGAAGCTACTACTGATTTATTTAGAGGCAATGACAATGAGCAAGATGTATTGCATACACAAGAAATGGTTGCAAGAAGATTACTTGAAATGTTAAACAGGGGTGACTTGTATGATGATGGTTTTCAATTAACAAACAATTCAGCATCTATAGAATACTTTGTAGATAGATTTGAAAATAAGATTGCTGGAGTTACTATGACATTTGATGTGATGACTTTTAACGATATGACTATTTGTTAATGGATAACAAGTTAAATAATGTTCAAGCAGTACTAACAAGGTTTAGGGATTTTGTTATTAGTGAAAGCAAAAAGAACTTAAACAAAGGTGGCAAATACGGAAGCTATAACAATACAAGTTCTTTAAAGAATAGTCTTAAAGGTGAAATAGTATCTGAAGGTGATTTTTCTATTGTAGCTTTTAAAATGAATGATTACGGATATTATCAAGACCAAGGGGTTAAAGGTAAAAGTTCATCAGCAAAAGCTCCGAATAGTGATTTTAGATTTGGTTCAGGTAGAAGTAAAGGCAAAGGCGAAGGTTTAACTAAAAGCATATTAAAATGGGTACAAGCGAAACGTTTTCAATTCCGAAACAAAGTGAATGGAAAAAATACCAAGAAAGGGACTTTAATGAGTTATCAGCAGACCGCATATCTTATTTCTCGAAGTATTTTTCACAAAGGAATTAAACCAAGTTTATTCTTTACAAAACCTTTTGAAGCAGGATATAAGAAATACATAGATACTGATTTAATGAAGGCATTTAGTCAAGACGTAGATACATTATTCGATTATAATTTAACAAATACAAAATGATAATATATACAAGAAGTCCATACTTCATAACAGT